ATGGACTGGCGCCCACCCCCGCGACCCGGTTCGGAGGACTGCGTGGACTGCGGCGGCCTCGGGGTTGTCGCGGTCACCGACCTCGGGGACGTGTCCTGGCTGGAGGAGTCGACGCCGCCGGAGGACTGGGAGACGTGCTGGGTGTGCCGGGGGGACTAGGTCTTGCGTGCCTCGACGAGGAGGCGGCGGACGGCGGACTCGGAGAGCCCGAGCTCGGCGGCGACCTCGGCGACGCCTGTGCGGCCACGGGCGGCGACCTCTGCGGCGATGCGGGAGGCGCGGGCCTTGCCGAGCGTGGACATGGCGGTGCGGTGTGTTTCGATTGCGGCGCGGTACTGCTGGTCGGCCTCGGCAAGGGGGAGGCGTTCGAAGTTGTCGCTCATTTTTACAGGGTACCCTATTGACACCTACAGGGTACCCTGTAATATTGATGGCATGAGCAGCATCAACCTCCCCGCCGAACTCACCGCCTCCCTCGACACCTACGCCGCCGCCCAGGGCATCGACCGCGACGAGGCCGCCGCCCACCTCATCACCCAGGCCCTCGCCATCGGCAACGCCGGCGCCGTGGCCGAGTCCCTCCAGCGCCGCGCCATCGAGGATGTTTTCCCGGAGGCCGAAACCGCCGAGGACCTGTGGGAGTACGTCGCCGGCGACGGAGACGGCGGCGAAGGCGGCGAGTTCGAGGGGCGCGGCGAGCACTGGACCCACTGCTACAAGCTGATCCGAGGCGTGTGGCTGTACCACCGCGACACCGGCGACATCGACTCCCAGGTCTACCAGGTGTGCGGATCGGAGGAGGAGGCCCGCCAGGTCTACCGGGACGCGATCGTGGCGGCCTGCGAGGGCTGGACCGAGGCCGACGGCCCGGTCTGGATGGAGTGCGGCTGGGAGGGCGACATCGTGGACCAGCTCGGCCAGGCTGGGCTCATCCCCTCCGGCACCTACACCGACTAACCGACAGGGCCCCGGACAACCGGGGCCCACCACCTGAGGAGACGCCCCCATGCAGTACGACCAGCTCATCGAGCGCATCCAGGCTGAGCGCGACCAGATCGCCGCCGACTACGAGGCGCTTGCCGAACGGCACGCCGACGCCCTCGACGCCGCCCGCGCCGCCGCACTCGCCTACCGGTCCGTGCTCTACGGCGCGCAAGACCGCGGCGCCCTGGACTCTGCCGGGACCGCCGAGCTCGAGCTCACCGAAGACCTCCACGCCACCGCCGTCGACCAGTAGCCACCAGGACCCCGGGGAGACCACGGATCGGTTGCGATCCTCGCCGGAGGCGAACCTCCGGCGCCACCGCCGACCGACGCTCACGCGCCTGAGACACAACGAAACGCCCCCACCCGCCGCGAGGCAGGTGGGGGCGTCAGTACGTCTAGAAGTCCTCGTCGATGCAGGGCACGTCCGAGTGCATACAGATCCCGCACACGTGCTCGGGGGTGTCGGGCAGGTCGCAGACGCATTCCTCGTCCTCGCAGAACCCGCAGGTCTCCTCGGTCTGAGCGATATTCACGTGTGGACGATATCGCGAATCCTCGGACCTGTACAGGCCTGTACCGGCATCATCGTGTCAGGGGTGAGTGACGTGGGCAAGCAAGTGTCGATCTACATCAGGGCCGACGACCTGGAGCTGTGGCGGCGCGCCGAGGCGTACGCACGCGAGCGGCGGATGCCGACCTCGGGCCTGGTGATGCTCGCGCTGGAGCGGTACCTCGCCGAGCAGGAGCGGGCGCAGCGATAGGCCCCACCCCGCATCACTGCGGGGCGGGGCGAACTCGTGCTCGGGACTACTTGTCGTCGGGATCGCCCTCGCCGGGGTCGCGGAGGTTCGCCAGCGCGATGACGCCGGCGGCGATGCCCGCGACCCTCGCGGCGTGGGCGATCCAGCCGTCGACCGGGCCGACGTTGTAGGCGTCGAGGACCGCGAACGCGACCAGGGCGAGTACGGACACGGCGAACACGGTGCCGCGCCACTTCTTGGGGATGAGGGTGAGGAGCCTCTGGACGAGGCTGAGGATCTGGGTCATGGCGTTGCTCCTACTGGAAGAACTTGATGAGGTAGGCGGCGCCGGTCAGGAGCAAGACTGCCGTTGACAGGCCCGCGTACAGGTGCTTCGGGGTGACTCTCGGGCGCTGCTCCTCGGTGCGGAGGCGGCTCTCGTGGTCGTCGACGTCCTTGCGGAGGTCGCGGATCTCGGCGCCCTGCCCGGTGATCGCAACGTCCAACTTGCCTTCGAGTCGGGCGAGGTCGAGCCGGATCGTGCCGGTGTCCTCGTCGGAGCCCATCAGGTCACCGGGTTCTCGAACGCGGCCCGCCAGGTGCGCGGGCCCAGCTTGCCGTCCACGAGGAGGCCCTGGTCCTTCTGGAAGGCCTTGACGAGGCCTCGGTACTCGGGGCCGTAGTAGCCGTCGTTCCCGGACGGGAGGTGCTTGCGGAGGTTCCAGCCGCGCTTGCCCATCTGGCTCCCCCAGCGCTGGAGCCAGGTCCGGTCCGTCTCGCCCTTGAAGCGGCGGCCGTAGTAGCCCGACACGCTCGCGTCCGGGCCGCCCTTGGGGCCAAAGTACCGGCCAGACCCCAGCGGGAAGTCGTAGTGCGGCGTCGGGGCCTTCGAAGTGGAAGGCTTGGAGGGCTTCGGCGCGCTCGGCGTGGAGGGCCTCGGCGTCTTCTTGAAGAACCGGCGGAACAGCCCGACCTTGTCGCGGCCAGAGGAGTCGCGGAAGTAGGAGATGTGCGTGTGCGACTTGTGGGACGAGTCGCCCGAGGAGCGCTTGCCGAGGCGGTCCCAGCGCTTCACGGTCTTACCGTCCGGCGAGTAGATGACCTCGCGGATGTCCTCGGTATCTGCGGCGCCGGCCTCGCACTCGGCGACGAGCCACTTCGAGAACTCGCGGAGGTCGGCGAAGTTACCGACGTCGAGCGCGGAGGCGTAGTCGGACAGGCCGCGCTTGTCGCGCGAGGACTCGTCGACGGAGTAGTCGTCCGAGTCCACGCGGTCCTCACCGCAGTGGTAGCCGCCGTCGTGGTCCTCGTCGCCGACGATGCCGAGGGACACCCACGGCAGGCCGGTCGTGTCGTGCAGGTACGTCTGCGCCTTCTTGATGGACGCGGGTGCGCGGGTCATGGGGTCCTCCTGGTGTTGGGCACGGCGAGGCCGGGCCGGTGGGTCGAGTAGCTCAGGGGTGGAGCCGGGCGAGGCTCAAAAACGTGTTGTTCGTCGTCGAGCCGGTCGTGTTGAGGGCGCCGCCGGAAGACTGGTAGGACTCGACGTAGACCGTGTCGCCTGCGACGAGGCGGAAGTTCCGGGAGATACCGACGCGGGTCGCGAGCGACGACGCCGGGAGCATCAGCGGCGCGGCCTTGCGGGCGCCGGAGACCATGAGGTTGAATGCCCTGTGTCCGGAGGCGTTAGTGGCCCAGCAGACCTGCGCGGTGATGTTGTAGGTCCCGGCGGTCGCTCCGGTGATCTCCATCTGGAAGAGGGTCCCGTTCCACATCGACGAGTCGTCGTATTCGGTCGTGTTGAACTGCAACCTGGTCGACGCCGAGGAGGTAGTGGACTGGTCGCCCAGTAGGATCACGCTCGCCTCGGCCGGGACCAGTTGCGCCTCCAGGGCCGCAATCTCGGCGTCCTGGGCGACCATGGCCGCATCGATCGCCTCGGCGCGATCGCGGGACTGCGCGGGGTCGTCCGGGGCCTCCCCCGGGAGGGAGAACGGGATGAGCTTGTTGCGGGTGTAGCCGGGCACGAGAGAGCCTCCTCAGAGTCCGATGACGACGAGAGTCCGGGCGGCGCACTCCATCGGCTCGCCCGCGCCAGCGAGGCGCCTGTACTTGAGTGAGAAGTCGTGCAGGCCCGGGTTGAGGCCGGTCACGCGCTGCACGGACGTGAAGGTGGACAGGATCTCGATGGACTCGTCGGTGGTGATCGTGCCGGTCTTGCGCACAAGGGACCACATGGACGAGGTCGGTTCCGTGGCCGGGACGGAGGTGGCCCCGGATATTTCGAAGCCCACGTAGCCGGCAGAAAATACCGAGCCGTCGGTTTCGTCTGAGGCGGCCTTGAGGTTGCAGCCCATGATGACGATGGCGGTACCGGACACGATCGACACGCCCGTGACCGCCGGGCCCGCACTCCCCACCTCGGGGTCGCCGAATGTGGTGGCGTTGCGGGTCGCCAGGTCAGGGTCGGCGTCTGATTTGATCCGTTCGGCGAACACGGCGGCGGAGATCTCCTGCGCGATCGCCGAGGTCATGAACTCGATCGAGCGGGCGGCCTCGGGGGTGCCGGGGACGACGATGCGGCCGGTGATCCACATCGACCCGGCGCCGCCCGCGGGCGTGGAGGTCATGACGGCGACTTGGTCGCCTGGTTGCGTGACGAGGATGTCCGTGGACCCGATCATGGGCACGTTGGGGAAGTCGTCGCCGCGGTACCTGATCACGTTCTCGCCAGTGTCCGGGTTCCACTCGACGACGGTCGCCTGGTCGTACTCGACGGTCGCGCCGCGCAGGTGCAGGCCCGGGCGCGGGGCGGCGCCGTCGGACCAGTGCGGCATGGACAGGTCCGAGAGGTCGTCGGTCATCAGTAAGCTCCGATCAGGGTGCGGGTCTGCTCGCGTGTCGCCCCAGTGAGCGCGGTTGCGGCGTCGAGGGGGACGGTCACGGACTGCATGATGTGAACCTCCCGGTCCCCGGTGGGGTAGGTGACGCGGGCGGTGTCCCAGGGCCGGATCGCGGGGTTGCAGATGGCCGTGAGGGAGGCGTTGTAGGGCATCCCGAGGGATTGTGAGAGCAGCGCGACTCCGGCGTCATGGCACTGCGCGGCGGTCGTGAGCAGCGGCGATGTGTAGAAGCGCGGCACGCGCCCGAAGGGCCCGTTCACGTAGGTGGGGCTGGTGGGGTCCATGTCGGCGACGATCGCCTGCACGGGTGCGTTCATGTCGGCGCCCGAGGACCGGACGACGATGACGTTGTAGACGCGTTCCCTGGTGAGCTTCCTGGATGCTTTGATGAGGACGCCGTGCTCGCCTGCGGCGATGTCCCACAGCGGCGCCTCCACGCCCGGGAGCGACCGCACTTTCAGCCTGCCGTCGCCGCCGAAGTGCATGACCTTCGCCCCTGCTTTGCAGATGTCGCGCAGCAGCTCCAGGCGGGACTCCTGCCCGATCACGCTGCGCGCCAACGTCGCAAACTCGAACTCGTCATCGAAGTCCACGACCGCGCTGGGCATGGTCTCGGTGACGAGGTCGCGGATCACCGCGCCGACCGTCCGCCCCGCCGCAAGCTGCCGCGGCGCCATGAAGCGGTCGTCGATGATCGCGGCCATGCGGTCGGGGCAGGTGAGCGCGATCGGCACCTGCCCGGAGGCGGTGACGTCGTCCTCGCCCGTGCTGTTGAGCCGGAAATACCCGAGGCTCACCCACACGTCGCCGTCCCCCGTGGCGATGCCGCGACGAAGGAACAGCTCCCTCGCCCCGTACGGTGCGAGGGGATCGGTTGCGCGCCTAGGCCACTCGCCCGCCAGCGACACGGACGCGTTCGCGTAGATGTCGGCCGTCGCGTCGTACTGGACGTCACCGCCGAGGAGGTCGATGGTCTCGCCCTCGGGGTCGTCCCCGGTCTGCCCGGGAGTGACGAGGCGCGCCTCGAACAGGGCCGTATGGCTGCCGGAGGTGAGGGCCTGGAGGGTCGCGGGCGGGACCGGCGGTGCCGGCGGCAGCGCGATCTCGAAGGAGTACTCGCCCCACAGGGTCAAGCCTTCGTAGCCGGCGAGGCGGATGCCGATGGCGTCGCCGAGGTCGGTGACCGTGACCGTGCCGTACAGCTCGCGGCCTGGATAGTCGGGCCCGGTGTCGAACAGGCTGGCCTGCATCGCGAGGGGGGCACTGTCGAGCCCGGAGGCCATGAGCACCGGGAACCCCGAGTGGGTGCCGGTGTCGATCGCGAGCGAGTGGCGGTCGCCCTGGACCATCCACATCCGGTCGATCCAGCCCGTCTCCGCGAGCATCCCCAGCAGCTCGCCTTGCTCGGTCTGGTAGGACGCCCACGAATCGGCCTGCGCGCCGATCCACTGGCTCGGCATGAGCCAGCAGAACGCGTACGCCGTGGAGGACTCCAGGACCGAGCGCATCCACGCCTTCTGGTCGGAGCCGAGCATGGTCTTGGAGGCGTCGTCGGTGGCGCCGTTCGGGGTGCGGAACGTCCTGGTGTCCGAGGAGATGAAGAGGATGCCGCCGTACTCGTGCGCGTAGTACGTGCCGCCGTCCGAGGCCGCGTCGCCGTAAGCGGGGTTCGGGCGTCGAGAGCGGATGGCGGTGTTGAAGTTCCGCAGCCCGACCAGGGTGCCGTCGTGGTCGTTGCTGCCGCCGTCGTGGTCATCTTTCTGGACGAGGAACGGCACGCTCCGCATGAGCTTGGCCCGGTTGGGCTGCAAGAGGACGTCGTCGTGGCCGCGCTTGTAGTTCGCGAGCGAGGTGCCGCCGACGATCCCGTGGGACCCGCTGCCGAGGTCGTAGTAGAACTCGTCGCCGAGGGAGGACCAGAACGCCCAGTTTTCGGCGACCGCGCGGTCAGCGACCGTGCCGTAGATCGGGGCGTTCGAGATTCGGGAGGCGGCGAGGACGGCGCCGACGCCGGGGTAGTCCGGCCCGGACCCGCCGCACGAGGAGATGCCGAACGTGAACGTCGAGAGGGTGCCTTCGGGCGGGGCGGTGGGGAACTGCCCGGTCGCGGCGGTGTCGAGGACCCCGTTGTCTTCGACCTGCCAGTAGTAGCGGGTCTCGGGGTCGAGGCCGGAGATCGCCACGGTGGCGAAGGCGTCGGCGTCGACGGATGCCGAGGCGGTGTAGACCGGGGAGAGCATCGCGGGGGACGTCGAGACCGCGATCCGGACCGGGCCGGTCGCGACCTTCGCCGTGAACTTCGCGCCCGTGGGTGTCGGGTCGCCGACGATCATGTTGGAGCCGACGACCGCCATCTACAGGACCACCAGGTCCTCAGGGGAACCGACCGTGGCGAGGAGGTCAGCCCAGGTCGGGTTCGCGGCCAGGACGGCCTGCCACGACCCGTACGTCGCGAGGACCGTCGCCCAGGTGAGCGTCGCCGGGAGCACCTCGGGTGCGGGGGCGGCGGCGATCCGGCACGGCAGGTCCCACCGGCGTCGCGTCGAAACCGATCCGAAGCGGTTCATGGTGGTGTTGCCGATTGCGACGTACCCGCCAGGGACCTGGCCGTCCGGCGGGACCTGAAGGTAGAACTCGTTCCCGACCGCCAAGGAGAGGTCGAGGTCGCGGGCCTCTGCGAGGGTGCCCGTGCGCAGCGTCAGCGTGAAGGAAGGCGAGGAGCGGAGGTCGGAGACGACCACGGGGACGCTCCTCCCCTTGATTTCGAAGGTCCCGCCCCGTGCGGCACGGGAGTCGCTGCTGACGTCACCGACCGACACGGTCCGGTTGAGCAGCGGATAGCGGATGTTGCACAGCCACACTCGGGTCACGACCGGCGTGATCGTCGCGTCCTCGGCGGTGCCGAACGGCCACGACAGGAGCACCACTTCGCCGTGCGCGCCGAGCCCGGCCACGGGGACTGCGGAGCCGCCGCCACGCCCGCCACCGCCACCGCCCGGGGTGACGCCGTTAAGCCCGGAAGCGCCGGTGTTGCCGCCAGCGCCGCCGTTCCCGCCGCCCGTAGGTGCGACACCGCCAGCGCCGCCGATACCAGAGGCACCGGCCGAGCCTGCGACGCCGTTCCCTGCCGGGGACGCGGAGGAGCCGCCGCCGCCGCCCGCCGTCGTGGAGGACTGGCGGGCGGCGCCAGCGCCGCCGGCGTGCACGTCGTCGCCGATCGCCGGTGCCGTGGCCACACCGCCAGCGCCGGGCGTGTTGGCGATGGTGACGCCGGAGCCGCCAGGGGCGAGCTGGAGGATCGTGGAGTCGCGGATGAGCGCGGAGTAGCGGCCGTGGACGGTGCCTGCGTAGGTGGCTTGGCCGACGATGATGTGGAGGGTCTCGCCGGGGGTGACGTCGTGCTCGGACTCGCACCAGGCGCCACCGCCCGCGCCAGTGCACGCGAGGGTGCCCGAGACGAGGGAGTCGCCGCCCGCGCCGGTGATGCGGCCGGTGAGGGTCCGGATGCCGGCGGGGACGATCCACGGGTCGCCGAAAACCTGGTCTGCGGAGGGTGCCGACAGGGTCTCTTCGACGGCGCCGCGGATGCGGTACGTGGATTCGAGGCCGGGGGCGAATTCGTAGTCGTCGAGCTGGAACGTCCCGCCGGGGCCGATCTCGACCGCGGCGCCCCCGCGCACGGTCTCCCACAGGAGCCCGTTCAAGCTGCGCTCCACGGTGATCGTGCCCTCGGCGAGGGAGGTTCCCTCGATGCGGACCCGCGAGAGGTCGTCCAGGTAGGTCAGTGCGAGGGTCACAGGTTGCCTCCCGTCCCGGCCATGACGGCGCGGCGCTGCTGCCGGGCCTGCCGGTTGACGGTGCCGACGATCCGGGCGTCGAGCACCTGCCCGTCCAGCTCGACCTGCACGGCCTGGTTGAGGTTGATGTCGCCGACGTCGACCACGAACGTCGGGCCGGTCGGGGAGGGTGCGGCGGCGCCGTCGACTTGCAGTCCGATGTCGGAGGTGAGCCCGGACAGGGCCCGCTGCACGGAGGGAATGGCGCGTTCGAGGCCGTCAACGAATCCGCCGATGACCATCTCCCCGGCGGGGCCGAGGATTTTCCGGTCGACCTGCTCGGGGCCTTTCCAGTCGGGCAACTTGGAGGTGAGCTCGCCGAGCATGTCTTGGACCTCGCCGAACTTGTCCTGGATCCCGTCGAGGAGGCCCTGGATGATGTCCTTGCCGGCGTTCTTGAGCAGCGATCCGAGGTCGCCGAGGGCGTCCATCACTTTCCCCGGGACGTCCTTGATCCACTCGATCATCGACTGGAATCGATCGATCGCGTTGTCCTTCGCGTCCTGGATCCAGCCCGCGATTTTCCCGGGGATGCCGCCCATGCCCTGGATGGCGTCGAGAACGCCGTCGACCCAGTCGTTGAACTTCGTCAGGAAATCGGTGATCGCGGCGACGGCCTGATCCCGCATGCCGACGAACGTGTCCACAATCCACTCGATGGCGGTGACGATCATGTCCTTGCCGTTGACGAACTGCGCGATCAGCCAGTCCCAGGCGACCTTCAGGGCCGCGACGACCTCGTCCCAGTACACGACCAGGAGCACGATGATCGCGATCAGGGCGATGACCGCGGCGATGATCCACACGATGGGGTTGGCGTACAGGGCCGCGTTCCACGCCCACTGCGCGATCGTGGCGATGAGGATGACCGCCTGGTAGGCCTTGAGGGCCCCGACGATCGCGAGGACGATGCCCGCGATCGGCAGCAGGACCGGCGAGAGTTCCAGCAGGAACCCCAAGAGCTCAGCGAGCGGGATCAGGATGAGGCTCGCGACCTCCAGGAACTCCCCGAGCGCGGAGGCGACCGTGCCGACGTCGATCCGCGAGAGGGCCTCGCCGATGTTGTCGGCCACGACGGCGAGACTGGGGCCGATGTTCTCGGCGATTTCAGCGATTTTGGGCGCGAGGACGGTCCCGAAGGTCTCCGCGAGGGAGAGCACGATCGGGATGACGGCGTCCGCGACGGCGGCGAGTGCGGCGAAGAACGTCGACAGGCCTTCCTGCCCCTCGGTGGAGGCGAGGAATTCTGCGAGGCGGCCGGTGAGGGTCTCGATGGTGCCCAGGAGGCCGCCGCCGGTCTCGTTCGCCGCCGACAGCACCGATCCGAGGATGGAGCCGACGTTCGCGACGATCGACCCGAGCGTCTGGAACGTGTCGAGCATCGACTCGATGAGGTCTTGGAGCTTGCCGGTTTCGGCGGCTTGAGCGACCCAGTCGCCGAACTTCTCGCCGAGGTTCGCTGCGGCGATGCCAGCGCGTTCGAGGAGCGGCGCGCCCTCACCCATGAGGATGCCGAGGCCCCTTGCCCACCCGGAGACGCCCTCGGCCATAGCCGAGAGGCCGTCGCCGGTGCCTTCCATGACCGCGTCGAGCCCCTTGAGGACCTCAGGGAGGTCGGCGGCATCCAGAGCGGCGGCGGCGACTTCGGAGAGCCCGTCCGCTACATGGACGAGCCCCGATTCGAGGTGCGGCAAGACGTTCCCGGCGACCCGGTCGAAGATGGTCGCGAGGTGTTCGAAGAACGTCGCCTGGACGGCGTCCAGGACGCCCTCCCACGCGGGCTTCAAGTCCTCGACGACACCGACGAACTCCCTGGCGGGGCCGGTGAGCTCCTCCAGGGCGTCCTCGTCGCCCGCGATCGCATCACCCAAGCCCTGGAATGCGAGGGTGAGCGTGCCGATCGCCGCAGCGCCGCCGCCCGCAAAGGCGGGGATGGCGACGCCGAGGCCCGCGGTCGCGGTCGCGAGCGTCGACACGAGACCCAGGAGCGGCCCGATCGCGCTGGCAGCACCTGCGGCGCCGGTCGCCATGGTCGCGAACATGGACATCTTCGCGATGACCTGCATCCGCTTCGACGTGTCGCCGAGCGAGTCGTTGACGCGCCCGATGGTGCGGTGGAAACCCCTGTCGTCGGCGTCGATGATCGCGTGGAGCTCGCCCAGATTGAGAGACATCGGCCCCCCTATCTGCGGCGGCCGCGGCTCGGCATGGACGGTGTCTTGGCGGTCTTCTCAGGGGGTTTCAGCTTGCGTTGGAGCCTGCACTCGCAGGTCAATAGCCCTGCGAGGCGGCGCTGGAGCCACGCCCACGACCGTTGGTCGAGGACGCCGGAGCCGGTGTCAACCCCATAGATTTCGTGCAGGTCGGCCTCGACGAGGTCCCGGTGGTCGCGCCACAGGGACCAGGCGCTCAGGCCCGGGGCTTCGTACGACTCGTAGAGGCCCGAGGCTTCGTCGTACTCGCCGACGCCCCAGCGGCCTTGGTCTTCGAGCCAGACGCGCGGCTCTGCGCTCTCCGCGTCTGGCGGTTCGGTTCCCCCTCGACACCACCGGACTCCCACGTGGACCGGGCGCCCTTGAGCCCGCGGGTGATCCACGCGTACGCGATCTGCCCCATGAGGCGGACGTGCCGCCACCGCGCGCCCGCGGCCTCCAGGTCGTCGAGGGTGGAGCCGAGCGTGCGCGTGTACATGTCCGACTCCTGCTCGTCGGTCAGGTGCAGGTCGGCGTCGATGGACTCCGCGTCCTCGCCGGCCTCCATGCGCGCGTGCGCTTTCCGGGTCTTCTCGGTGAGCGCGTGGACCCACAGGCCCGTCGCCGCGGAGACGTCCTCGATCACGAATTCGGTAGCACCGGAGGGGAGGTCGAGGACGACGACCAGGTCGCCGTCCTCGTTCTCCCACACGGCTTTCTCAGGGGCCAGCATCAGGGGGCGCTCCTAGGCGTAGGTGTAGTCGTCGCCGGCCGTGTCCGCGGACGCGCCGTTGGGGGTGGTGACCTTCACCTGGACGGCCCCGGCGGCGTGCGCGGGCGCGATCGCGGCGATCTTCGTGGCCGAGACGACCTCGAAGTCCGTGGCGTCGTCCGCGCCGAACTCCACGGTGGTCGCGCCAGTGAAGTACGCGCCGGTGATGGTGACGAGGGTGCCGCCAGCGGCAGGGCCGGTGGCCGGTGACAGGGAGGTGACGACCGGGAGCGGGGCCGCGTTGACCGGGTTCGCGATCGTCGTCAGAACCGGGTTGGTCGCGGAGGGGGTGACGGTCACGGAGACTCGTTCGAGGTCGGCCATGCCGCCTCCGTCGGGCGCCCACGTGATCAGCCCATAGCCCTCGTACGCCTCGACGGAGCCGAGCTTGTCGAACCAGCGCATGTGGACGACGCCGTCGGCCGCCTCGATCGCCATGGAGGCCAGGCGCAGGAACGCGTGCACCGTGTTCTCGACGTGCGTGACCGTGTCCTTGCGGTGCGAGAGGTTCGCCTCCAGGCCCCACACGAGCATGGTGCGGGTCGAACCGCCCCACCCGTCGGACTCGTAGTCGTTGTCCTCCTGGTCGGTCGGTTCGATGTTCGGCGTGAACTCCTGGAGACCGAGGACGGTCTCCCAGTTCGGCACCGACACGGACCCGGTGTTGATCTGCCAGCGCCACTTCCGTTGCAGCGCAGTCGCTTCAGCCATAGCTGTGCTCCTATTCGGTGAGGAGCGCGGACGTGCGCCGCGCCTGGATCTCGTAGTTGTCGGACCGTTCGTGCCGCTGGTTCGCGTCGATGCCCATGGGGGTGCCGGAGACGTGGTTGATGCCGGAGACCGTGACCTCGCCGAACTGGACAGCGTCAAGACCCTCCAGGGCCTTGCGGACGGCGTCCTTGATGACGGTCACGGAGAGCGGGTCGTTGCGGGCCCCGCGGCAGCGGACCTGGAGGCGCGGGGTCGTGTCCCCTCCCGAAGTGCCGCCGTTGGGGTCGTAGTCGGTGAGGACGATGACCCGGTCGCCGCTGCCGTCGGCCGGGCCGGGGGGCATGACCGCGATGAAGACGCCGATCTGGCCCGACGCGTAGATCCCCGAGGGGTTCCACGATCCGACTCCCTCGGCGGCGAGGTGCTCGGCGATCCCCACGAGGAGGTCCGAGGTCCAAGACATGTGCACCTCCGGGTACGCGAAAGCCCCGGCGGTTGGGCCGGGGCTGATCGGGGGTGGTCTAGGGCTGGTACCAGTCCAGCTCGGACAGCAGCTTGTTGTGTTTCCGCTGGTTGCAAGTGCCGTGAGTTGGCTTGATGTTGCCCATACTGTGCGCGCCGCCGCGAGACAACGGCACAACGTGGTCGAAGTGAAGGACGTCGAGGTCGGCGATATCGCTACGGCACAGGTAGCAGTGCATTCCGTCGCGCTCGATGATCAGGCCGTAATCGACTTCTTCGACGGTGGCTTCACGCTTGCGCGCCTGGTAGGCCCTGGCGTATTCACGGTTCTTCTCGGGGTTCGCCTTGGACCACTTCCGATGGCCCTCCAGGAGGCGCTCGCGACGTTCAGGGTCGGCGTATGCAGCTTGGCGGCGTAGCGCTTCGCTCTCAGGGGTCCGTATGCTCGCAACCTGCTCGTGAAAACAGGGTTTGCACCACGAGTATCGGCCGTCGAGGCGGCGGGGGTCCTTGTGGAACTGGTCCTTGGGCTTCCGCTCGCCGCATTTCGTGCAGGCCTTCTCTGTGGCGACGATCCGGTCGGCCTTCGCCTGCGCCAGGGCGGCACGCTCGGCTCCCCAGCGCTTCTCGGCGTACGCGGCGAACCGGGCCTTCTCGCGGTCGAGGTTGGCTTCGCGGTACGCCTTGAAGCGGGCGTTCTCGCGTTCCTTGTTCCGCAGGTAGTAGTCCTTGCGGTAATGCGGCTTGCACATTCCGCGAGCCTGGTGCGGGGCGTCGCACCCGTCGATTGAGCATGTACGCTGTGCCATGTCGGCCTGCTTTCATCAGGTCGTCCACGACCCGGGGGCGTTGGCGCGCTCGCCGGGTCCTTTGTGAATATTCTACTAGGTTCGCAGGTGACGGCGGATCTGGGCCGCGATCAATGCCCGGATCGTCTCCGACTCGGTATTCATCGGCGTCTCCAGGTACTTCGCGGTGCCCTTTCGGGGATGATGAAAGTCAAGTCGCTCATGCTGGGGAACAGCCTAAATACACGGTGTCGTAAGACACCGCAGCTTTCCCCTTCCTCTCGTCCACGGACGCGGTCCCGGACTGCTCCAGGGGCCCGTCTCGCAGCGGCACCAGCGGCAGGGACGCGCCGAGGAGGTGCTCCGCGGCGAGGTGCAGGCCCTTGTTGCGGCCCTCGCGCTGCCTACGCTTGACCTCGTCGCCGTTCCACTCGAACCGGACCTGACCCATGCCTGCCCCCTCTACTCGAAGTGGATGACGAGGTGCTCGGGAAGCGGAAGCGTCCCGGCGTCCATCGGCGCCGACAGGATCACCAGGGAGGTGCGCCCGTCCGGGAATGTTCCCCGTGACCGCGGGGGCGCGGAGGTGCCGAGCTCGCAGTAGAACTGCGCGGTCGAGACCGTCTCCGAGCCGTTCTCGTCCCGGATGTTCTTGACCTTCTGCTCGAGCCAGCCCTGGACCTCGACGGCCGGGCCGAACATGTCCTGGCCGTAGCCGTTCGTGCCCAAGTGCGGCTCGATCGTGACCGTGTGCTGCTTCCACAGCGACAGGAGGCTCATCGCGCGTACGCCTCGGTGGACATGAGGTCGCGCAGGATCATCAGCACCCTGGGGGCGTAGGTGATCCCGGCGATCACGGTCTCCGGCGTCGCCTTCGACTTCGTGATCGATGCGGACCCGATCGACGCCGAGGAGACCCCCGGCGGCAGCTGGCCCTCACCGAGACCCGCGCCCGGATCGATCCCGTAGGAGGCCTGCGCGATCGTCGCGTCCCGCAGGGCCTCGGCGAGATCCTCCTCGACGGGGATGCCGGCCTCGTTCTTGTCGTAGACCGCGGTCATGGCCAGCCAGTCGATGTCGCGGGAGGCGATGGCGAGCCGGTCGCCGAGATCATCGGGGGCCGCGGCGGCCCCATACGGGGAGTTGCCGTACTCCTCGACAGTCGCGTACACCGGCTTCGCCATCGTCTACTCCTTGCCTCGAGCGGCCTTCTTCGCGGCCTTCTTGACGGGCTTGTCCTCGGCGACACCGAACGACGCGGGCACCTCGAGGAGGGCCTTCGCCAGGTCGGGGTCGTCGACGTCGGCGACGCCGCCACGGAACATGACGACGCCCGCGCGCGTGCGGATCGGGACCTCCCCGTCGGGGAAGCGCGTGCACGTGAACCGCATGGCCTAGGCCCCGGCGGGAGCGCCGACGCGCAGCAGCTTGCCGTGCGCCTTCTCGTTGCCGTACTTCAGGCCGATCTCGCCGTACATCTGGCGCTTCTCCGACGCGCCGGACTTGGCGAGCTCCTCGACGAACAGGAAGCCCTTGCCGGGGATGGGGAGCATCACCGGGGAGCATTCCTCGAGGGAGACGACCGCCAGAGTGCTGGTCGGCATGTGCCGGTTCAGCATCAGGTTGAGCCGGCCGAAGTCGGTCTCGATGGTCATGACGTGCACGCCGCCGACGGTCCGGGAGGTCTCCTGGAAGCCGCGGTCCTTGATGAAGATCTTCGTCAGGGCCCGCTTCAGGGACGCCCCGCACATGAGCGTGGCCGTCTCCGATTCCTGGATGCCGCCGTTCTCCCACACCTGCTGGAGCAGGTCGAAGACGAGCGCCTCGGTGAGGGCGGTGGCCTCGTAGACCACGGCGCCGCCGTCGGTGGCGAACGCGACCGCGGACCCGCCGGGGCGGGTGGCGACGGTGAACGTGTTCGCGTCCGGGGCGGTGCGCACGTAGTACAGCTGGTTCTCGGACAGGACCCCGACGGCGCCGCCGGTGGCGGTGGTGATGGTGATCTGGTCGCCGACGGCGAGGCCGTGGGCGGTGATCGTCCACACCTCGGTGTCTGATTCGATGGTCGCGGTGCCGACCGCGGTGCCGCCCTGGGTGGAGACGTTCGAGGTGATGGCCTCGAGGATGCCGCGGGTGCGGCGGGCGGTCGCGTTGGTCGACGGGTTGTTGAACGTCCCGGTGATGAAGCTCTTCTCGACGTCGCGGGCGATCTGCTTCAGGTGCTGGGCGATCTGCCAGTCGAGCTCGCGCATGACCGGGTTGGTGCCCTGGAGGCCGACCGCGCCGGCGTGCGAAGAGCCGGTCGAGTTGAACTGGCCGGTGGCGGCCATCTTCGTGTACGAGATCTCCAGGGCTTCCTGGTGGACCTCGACGACGTTGTTCACGTTGAACCGGACGCGGGCCTCGGCGGTGGGCGCGTCGGCGCCCTCGAGTCGCTGCCGGGTGGCGTCGGCGTCGCGCAGGTCGTAGCCCTGCCACTGGAACAGGGTCGCGTCTGCGGCCTCGCCGCCGGTGAGCCCGCCGATGGCGGACAGGAACGGCGTGTCCTCGGGGGTGACGGCGAACAGTTCGCCGACGTAGTTCGGCAGGTCGAAGGTGTCGCCCTGCCCGGTGATTCCGGCCATGCCGGGTCCTCCTCAATGGATGGGCAGACCGGAGTCCGCCTAGTGGTTGAGCATTTTCTGGGTCTTGAGCTGGCGCGCCAGGTCCCAGTCGCCCTTGGATTCCGCGGCGCGGATCTGGGCGTCGAGGCTGGCGGGCTGCTGCTGGGGGGCGCCGCCGAAGTCCCCGCCGGAAGGGCCGGGCTTGGGGGCGAGCTTCGCGAGCTTGCCCACGGCGGCCTTGACGGCCTTGTCGTCGACGTCGCCGTTCTCGTCGAGGAGTTTGGAGACGTCGATGAGGTCGCCGAGTTCGGCGAGGTTCACGCCCTTGACGGCGGCCTCGGCCTTGAGTTCGGCGGCGGCCAGTCTCGCGTTCGCGGCCTTCGTCGCTTCGCTCGCGCCTTCGGCCTTGGCCTTGGCGACGGCCTTCTCCTGCTCGGTCATGGACTTCTGGCGGAGTTCGTCGCGCTCCTTGGCGGCGTTCGAGTTCTCCTTGGCGAGCTTCTCCCACTTGCGGGCCATGGCCTTCCAGTCGGTCTCCTCGGCCTTGGGGGCTTCGGGTTCCGGCTGCGGCTCGGGCGCGGCGGGTTCGGCGGGCGTCGGGTTCTCGGTGACGTTGTCGGACATGTGGTGCGCTCCCGTGCGGGATCGTGCCGTCGTCGTGCGACTCGGGCGGGATGGATCTGGTCTGCCCCCGTGCGGGGGAAGTCGTGGAACTTTGCGTGGATGCGCAAAGTTGCTGCTAGCGCGCGGACCCCACTTGCTCGCGCTGCGGTTGGCGCTGGGCGCCGGAGACGCGCACGTGCTCGCGGATCTGCGCCTGCTTCGTGCGGATCTTCCGGTCGAGCGCCGCGGCCGCCGTAGGGTCGACGAGGGCTTCGCGCTTGAGCTTCAGGGCGCGGAGTTCGCGTTCGAGCTCCCTGAGGCGCTGGCGGTCCTTGTCGCCCTTGGGGTCCTGCGTGTGCGTCTCGGATTTCGTGACGCCCGGCAGGTACATGGCGAGTCGGTGCCGGCAGTTCGGGTGTATCAGCCCTGCGGCGACGGCTTCGGCCACGGTGGCTTTCACGTCGATGGGGACCATGACGCCGTCCTCGATCGCGTGCTCTATGACCCGCGGCCCGGCCGGGCCGTTGATCGCGAGCACACGCGACTCGTATGGCCTGCACAAACGGCACTCTTCGGGGGCGTTGGAGACGATCACGAGCTCGGCGCCGGCCTGCGTGAGACGGCCCAGGTGCCCCTCGATGGACGAGTGGGCGACCGCGGTGCGGGTCGCCATCTCCACGTATGAGGCGAGTTCGCGGCGGTGCCCGCGCTTGTCGGTGAAGCCGCTGACGCCCTTGGAGAGCAGGTGCTCCCAGGCGACCTGCGCCGCGCGGAGGCGGGTCTTCGTGCCCAGGAGGACGTCCACGACCGGCCCGGCCATGACGTCCCGGTAGGCGTCCTGGTGCCAGCGGAGCACGTGCAGATGCGTGGAGGACATGCGCTGGGTGAGCTCTTGGGCGATGACCATCACCGAGTCGATGCCCGGCAGGTCGGCCCGGACCGCGGCGACCGCCTCGGCCAGGCGCGCGTCCCGCCGCTTCGAGTAGCCGGTCAGCCAGGCGATCGCCCGGACGATCCGGGACCGCCGCGCGAGCCAGTCCACCCACCGGTCACCCGACAGGCGGGCCATCTCGTCCACTGCGGCGGCGGCGCCGCGCGCGTACGCCTCCATGAGCGCCCGCTCGGCCAGTCGCGCGGAGCGGCCGGAGAGCGCGGCCAGGACGTCCTCGGCCTGGCGGCGGAGCGCCGACATGGCGGTGAGGCGGTCCTGGTGGCCGGAGGTGATGTCGGCCCGGATGCGGCGCGCGAGGTTCTGCGCCAAGCGCGTCTCGGCGCCGCGGTAGAGCTCGGCGACGTTCTCGGCGAGGCCCTCGGCGATGGAGCGGTCGATGGGCATTACGCCCCCTCAGGCTCCTCAGTTGCGGGCCTCTCGCCCACAACTGCGGGGGAGTCGCGGTTGTCCTCGTCGCCGAAGCCGCCGCGGAAGCTCCCGGGGTCCTCGGCTTGACCGATCGCCTGCTCCTTGTGGATGCGCTTGACCTCTTCGTCGACGGCCGTCTGCTCCCACTCGGGATGCCGGAACTTGACCTTCTCCTCGGTCGACGCCGCGCGCGCGGCCTCCCAGTTCGCGAGGATCCGCGACTTGGTCTCGTCGTCGATGTCGGCGCCGCCGCCCCACTCGATCGTGAGCGGCGCCTCGGGGTCGACGTCCCACTGGAACTTGGCCTTCCCGACGTCTAGGAGCGCGCGCAGGAGCTCCTCGAGGACGGGCCGCCAGTACCCGATCTTGCGGGCCTTGGTGATCTCGTCCTTCGAGTCGAGCGCGTTCACTTCGGTGGCGGTGGCCTGCGTGACGCCCTGGTCGAGGCCGAACGTCCGCGGCGAGTAGCCGGCAGAGTTCACGATGTCGCCCTTGATGCGGTCCACGGTCCGGTCGAGCTCGTCGACGGGGATCTTGAACTGGACCTGCGCGAGGTTCACAGTCCCGTCGAGGGAATCGACGGGCTGGAACGTCTCCTGGTCCATGTCGAACACGGCGCCTTCGCCGGGGCCCTGGTCGTTCAGGTACTGGCGGGGGACGATCAGCTTGCCCTGTGCCTGGTCGACGCTTCTCGCCCACGACGAATAGGTGAGGTCGAGCATGTCGAGCATGGTCTCGAGGCCGGAGTAGTCGGAGACGCCGAGGCTCGAGGCCTGCGGCAGGTGGCGCCAGATCCGGTTCGGCAGCAGGTTGGGGACGTATCCGGCGGTGAGCCGGTCCGTGCCGGTGGTGATCTGGTTGCCGTCGCGTTCGATCTGGATGTGCGCGGTCTCAGGGTAGTCGGTCAGCGGCACGACATGGCCGAGCTGGGTGACGGTGCCGACGTACACGCTGTGCTCGATCACCCCGTGGCCCTGCTCGTCGCGTTCGTGGCGTTCGAGGTGGCGCACGACGGTCTGGCCTTCGTGCCGGATGACCCGCCACAGGGTGACTGCGCGCAGTCGGCCTTGGCGGAACTCGGGGACCGCCGCGTCGGGGTGGGTGACGGTGATGCGGGGCCCGTCCTCGTCCCACAGGATCCGCGGGTACACGCCGCCGAGGGCGGCGCAGATCTCGGCGCCTTCGGAGAGGGCCCGCCAGATGTCGGGGAGGATCTCCTCGAGCTTCTCGGCGGTCGCCTTGTGTTCGCATTCGACGGTGGGGGGTTCGGCGAACAGGAGGCCCGCGGAGGCTTGGGCGATGTCGCCGGCGAGGGGGACGTGCACCCTCTGGCGGGGCCTGCGGGTGTTGGAGGCTTGCCTCCAGAACCAGCGGCGCAGCAGCGAGTAGATCTTGCGGATGGGCCGCCACTTCTCGTGCTCGGCGGGGGTGGTGTCGGTGACGTCGGAGTAGACGGTGGTGAGCTGGTCGATGTCGCCGGAGTGCCAGGCGGCCCAGATGCCGATCTGGGCGTTGACGAGGTCGTATTCCTCGGGTGGCCAGACGGTTCCGGGGGCGTAGTCGAGGGGCACTGGACCTCCTATGCGGCGAGGACGTAGGGGCGCCAGAGCGCGCGCGTGGTGAAGATGCCGTAGCGGAGTGCGTCGAGCGCGTGGTCGGCGACCTTGACGGGGGCGTCTTCGCCCTTGAGGGCTTTGTCGTCGTCCCACGAGTAGCCGGGGAACTCGGTGATGAGGTGCTTGCAGCTCGAGTGGATCTTGAGCCGTCCCGTCGACAGGAGTGAGGCGACGGTGCGGATGCCGTCGACCACGGCGTTCTCGCCTTGGGTGACGGAGATGCCGTCGTTGTACAGCTGCTCCTTGAACGAGGCGGCCGCGGGGTCGAGGACGAAGTACTCGGGCCGGGCGGGGATGCCGGGGACCATGAGCGTGTCGAGCCAGCCCCTGAGGCGCTCGGACAGCTCCACGTCCGCGAGGGACCGGCGCTTCTCCTTGGAGTCCCAGCGCCATTCGGCTATCGCGTACAGGCGGCGGTCGATGCCGAGGCCGATGAGGACCGCATCGGTGGGGTTCGTGGTGCCGTAGTCGACGCCGAGGGCGACGACGCGGGTCATTTGCGGGAGCTCGTCGACGATGTGGCGTTCCTCGTCCCACATGTCGTAGACGGCGCCCTCGGCGGCGACCCACTCGCCCAAGATGAAGCGGCGGTACCAGAGGCCGGTGAACTCGGCTTTGATGTCGGCGACGTACTCGGCCGGCAGGGACGGGTTGTCGTCGAGGGTGAAGTGCCAGTGTCTGAGGTTCAGTTCCCCTTGCCGGAGGATGAACCGCTGGCGGAGCCAGTGGGCGGGGTTGTCGGGGTTCGAGGTGCCGAACACCTTCGCGCCGGGGACGGACATGCGCCCCAGGAGCTGGTCCCAGTAGCCCTCGGGGAGGAGGGAGACCTCGTCGGCGTACGCGCCCGCGCATGTGAGGCCGCGGAGCCTGCCCTCGGCCTTGGCGTCGTTCGCGGTGATGACCTCGACCTTGCGGCCCAGGATCGTTGCAGTGCCGGCGCCGCGCGTGTATGTGACGTGCTGCGCGTGAGAGCCGGTGATGAGCGGGTCCTGGAGGGGCCCGAACACGTTGCGGGAGACGGTGTCGAACGTCTTCCCGGTGACCAGGAGCGCCCCACCGCGGGGGGCGGTGGCGACGTACATGAGCCAGCGCAGCAGCGACGAGATCGTCTTCCCCGACCGGATCGACCCGGTCCAGAGGTTGATGCGGGCTTCGGCGTGGGCGATGGAGCGCTCTTGGAGGTCGGAGAGCGCTTGGAGTCGCTCAGTCGGCGGCGCGGGGGTGAGCGTCTCCGCCATCGCCGTGCTTCTCCTTGAGGCCGGTCATGATCCGGTCGAGCAGGCCCACGGTCTCGTCCAGGCCGGCGCCGGAGTCGTGGCGGTCGATCACGATGTGCTTGTCGATCGCGGTCGCGGCCGACACGATCAGGTTCCTGATGTCGCCGGTCGGCGGCCTCGGGAGTGTCCGCTGCTCGAACGTGTTGTCCTTGCCGCCGAAGTTGAACACGATGTGTGGATCGTCGACCTGGTCGAGGAGTTCGCCGGCCTTGACGAGGAGGCGGCGGGAGAGCTCGGCGCGCATCGACCGGTTGTCGGCCTGCTTCGCCTTAGTCGCGTTTTCGGTGGCTGACCGGTCAAAGGCGTCGGTCAAACCGAACTCGGCGGCGATGTTGGAGATGGTGCCGGCGGAGCGCTTGTACTCGCGGGCGATCTCGTTGCGGGGCCGTCCTGAGCGGATGGCTTCGGCGATGGCTTCGCGTTCCTCAGGGGGGATGCGGGAGGGCATGGTGCACCTCCCGCGAGCGTTTCAGTGTGGGAGGTGGGGGCGGCGGGCGGGCCCGTGAGGTCCCGCCCGCTTGTACCGCCCCGATACGACCATAGGGCCGTGAGCATGAAGCTCGCGACCCTACTTCTCGAAAGTACTCGTAATCTCTTGTCGGTGTCAAGATGCCTCGGGACTAAGTTTCGTGGGTCACGTCCTTGGCCTTGAGTGCCTTGACCTGATCGCGGAGGTCGAGGATTTCGTCGGTCATCCTGTCCCGGTGGACGATCCACGCCGCGCGGTCCTCGTCGTACTGGTCGAAGGTGCGCTTGCTCTCCACGGCGGCGACATCCGCCCACTTGAGGCGGCCGCGTGCCTCTTCGAGCTCAGTGCGGAGGCGCTTGTTCTCGTTGCGGATCTTCTCGTATTCGCCGTCGAGCATCGGGGCGAGGACGTCGGCGAGGCGGTCCACGCCAGCGGTCCAGTGCTGGTCCTGGAATCCCGAGAAGTACTGGGGCGTGTCCCCGCCCGCGAAGGCGCGCCAGAGCTCGAAGCGCTGCTCGTCCGTGAAGCGCTCGCTCATGTCGTGCCCCATTCGGGGTTGTAGTCGGGGTGGTCAGCCCAGATGGCGGCGAGCTGGGTGAGGGTCTCGCACTCCCGCCAGCCGTGCACCTCGCAGTAGGACCGGTCCCGCTTGTGGATGCCGTCCGGCAGGAAGCCGCCACATTCGGTGCAGAAGCCGTCCACGACGGTATGCGGCGTGGAGTGCTCGGCGATGATGGCCCGCTTGGCCTCGACCTCGCGGAGGACACGGGCGGGGTCGTGGCTTCGGGCGTGAGCGAAGTGGGTTTCGGGGAGGTCTTCCCATTCGAGGCGCTCGTCTTCTGAGTCCCAGTCCGGCGCGGCGGCTTCGGCGCGGTGTCGGTCCTCGTCGAGGCGCGCGGCGATGAAGTCGATGATGGGGGAGGTCACGGGCGCGCTCCGACTGACGAGAGGTGACGTTCCCAAGTGGTGTTCACGACGCTCGCGCGCTGTTGGGCGGCGGGCCTCTTGGAGTTCACGAAGAACTCGCAGCAGGAGCAGGAGAGCCATGTGATCCTGCCGTCGTCACGGATGTTCTTGCGGTGCTCGCTCATGCTTCAATCCTACTCTCTGTCTTGTGTTTTCGCTGTTCAGGCGGCTTGTGTGAGTCGTTTCGCGGCCTTGTCGAGGTCCTTGGCGATGGCCTCGTCGTGGAGGCGGCGGGCGTCGCCGAGGCGGTAGGTGGGGCGGCCGGAGTCGTCCTTGCCGACGGGGCGGAGCTGCTTCCATTGGACCCTGTTGGCGACCCATTTGAGTTCGCGGACGATGGGCCTGCCGTCGGGGTCCCGGTCTCCCAGTGCGGTGAGGATGCGGGCGATGGAGGCGGCGGTGCGGGGGAGGTGGTCGGCGCGGCCGAGGAGGCGGTCCTTGCGCTTCGCGACGTCGTAGCTCGTCCGGCAGGCTGGGCACTTGACGAAGCTCGCCTCCTGGTGCGCCCTGAGCTCCCCGGTGCAGTCCTCGGCCTCGCAGGTGCCGAGCGAGATCATGGGGGGCGGGGAGTCGACGGCCCGCCCGAGGTCGACCGCTACCCGGGAGAGGTCGTCGAACGCGTCGGGTCCCCATTCGCGGTGGGCGATCCATCCGAGGCGGGTGCGGAGCCACGCGGCCATCTCCTGGACGGTGACCTCCCGAGGCGCGGTGAGATGGATGGTCCGGCAGGAGGAGTGGGTGCACCAGTGCCCCATGCCGGTCGAGCAGGTGGGGCCGAAGAGGGTGGGGAAGGCGTCGGGGAAGGCGTCCTCGATGCTCACGCCCCGCTCCTCGGCGACGAGCCGCACCCACGTGGTGAGCGTGTTGCGAAGTCTCGCACCGACATCGCTCGCGTGGAGGTTGAGGGGGAGCGGGGCCTCGGAGGAGGCCCGGCCGCCGGAGCCCGCACTCACGCGGTCCTGCCTTGTGAGGGTGGTCTCCAAGTCGTCGGCGATCGCCTCGATGAAGGAGAGGTTGGCCGCGGTCTGGTCGACGCAGGCTCCGCAGCAGAGCGCTTGGTCGGCGACGGGGCGCCCGCAGCGGGTGCAGGTGGTGGTGTTCTCGGTCGTCATGGCTCCCCCTTGGTGCGGCGAATTACGGGTTTTATGTGTGCGAAGAGTTACTGAAGGACTACTTGGTTTCATGTAGGGGCTGGTGGCGGCGCGGGTGCCGTACCCGCGCCGCCGGGATGGTCAGCGGTCGGTGTCCTTGGCGAACGCGCCGCCGGAGGCGGCGTGCATGTTGGGGCCCTGCGGGTCGAGGTTGTTGGCGGCCCGGTCGAGATCTTCGGCGATGTTGAGGACCTCCCACTGGTGGTTGAGGTCGCGCCCGGAGATCTGGGCGTAGCAGCGCAGTGCGGCGGCCTGTCGCCGAAGGGCATCGATGCTCTTCGCAGCGGCGGATTCGGCGCGCCGAGCGGCAAGCTCTGCGGACAGGGCCGCCCGGTCTGAGCGCCGGGCCCAGTAGCGGGAGCGGAGGTAGGCGGAGATGCTGACCGCGAGGACGGTCAGGGCGATGATGATCGCAATGGTGTCGTTCATGTCGTTGCCTTTCGTGTCGGGAGCCGGTCGCCGCCGCCGGGGACCGGGTAGACGATGTCGCAGTGGATGCACCCGGTGACCCCGCACTCGCGGAGCGGCTCGTTGGGATAGACGGGCGCGCTGGGGGCCGGGGTGTCGGTGCAGGTGCAGCCCGGTTCGCAGGCGCCCTGCTCTCTGGGAGGCCAGGTCATGAGGTGCCACCGTCCCGACAGGTCTCGCACGGCACCAGCTCGGCCACGTAGCCCACGGTCTCCTCGCGGCGCTCCCGCCTCCAGCGGATGAGGTTGCGGGCGTAGACGATGGTGAGGCCGATCGCGAGGGGCAGCAGCCCCCACACCTGCCAGGTAAAGATGAAGACGAACCAGAGGGCCTGGCCGATGCAGCCGAGCACCCAACCGGAGGTCTTGCGGTTCCCCACGAGCCAGGTGAGCGTGAGGGTGTTCGCGGACAGCAGCAGCGGAATCGCTTGGCGTAGGACCTCACCCATTGGCCTGCCCCTCCCCGGACTGGTCGAGGCCAAGCGCGCGAGCAGTCCCGCACGGATACGGGGCGGCGTACTCTCCCGGGGTGCCGCACACCTGGCAGCACGGGTCAATCGATCCGTACGCACCGTCGCCGTCCGGGTAGGGCTTGTCGCGGAAGCCGATGCCGCCCCCATCGGGATACGGCTGGTGAAGGCGCTTGACCTCGGTGAGGGCGGCGGCTTGGGCGGTGTTCTCGGCCCGGAGCCGGGACAGCTCCGTGTTCGCGTCGCCGAGGTCGTCCATGTGCTCCCCGAGGCGGCGGAACAGGTCCTTGCGGCGGGCCTCGGACTCGCCCAGGTCGGCCCGGAGCCGGTCCACCTCGGCCAGGAGTTGGCCCATTTCGTAGGCGGTGAGGGCGAGTCGCCCACGTCTGGTGAGGTCGTGCTGGTGCCCGCGAATCTGGGCTAGCTGGTCGTCGGTGAGCGGCTGGGTGGGTTCGGGGGCGGTCATCGGCATGCCTTTCGGATCAGTAGCCACGGCGGCCACGCTGGAGACCGGCAGAGAAGCCGATCGCGTAGTTGTCGACGCTGGAGCCGCTCGAGGCGGACTGGACGTTCATGACGATGCCGCCGCGCTGTTCAGGGACTACCGGCTTCGCGCCGGTGGCTGCGGCGACCAGCTCGCGGGCGAGCGTGGCGTGATCCCGAAGGGCTGCTTCGTGGCCGCCGTCCTCGGGGTCGTAGTCCTCGCCGTCGAGCTCGCGCCAGAGGATTTCGGCAACGGCGCGTTCGGCGGCCGTCAGTTCGGTGGGTTCGGGGTTACTCGGCATGGCCGGACTCCTCGATGGTGGGGGCGTCGACCCAACCGGCGGCGCGGAGCTTCCCGGCCGCGACTTCGCGCAGCAGGTCCGGAACGGTCACGCCGCTGCCGTCGTTGCGGCGGAACATGATCCAGTCGGATGGGAAGCGGTTCGCGTCGGCGAACTCGTGGAGCGCTTCAGCCTCGATGATGGGCCTGATTGCGTCGACCAGCGCACGGGCCTGTTCCTCGGTGGTGCGTCCTTCCTTGAGTCGGATCGAAGGGTTGCCGTCGGAGGCTTCGAACACCTCCCACGCGGTCAGCTCTCGGACGGCGGCCATTTCGGCGGGGCTCAGCGGGTTACTCATCGGTGTCCTCCTGGGTTGTGGTTCGGGTATCGGTGGGACGGGCGGGGTCGAGAGCTGCGATCAGGAGCGGCTGCGACAGGCGTCGGGCGGCTCTCTCGATGTAGGCCTCGTTCGCCTCGATGCCGATCGCGCGGCGGTCCGTAGATCGGGCGGCGTCGAGGGTTGACCCCGATCCTGCGAACGGGTCGAGGACGAGGCCGCCAGGTGGGCAGGCGTAGCGGATCAGCGGGTCCAGGACCCTGAGTGGTTTCTGGGTCGGGTGAAGGCCGTCTCGCGGTGATCGGGCGTCGAGCACCGACAGCATGAGGCGCGTGCCATCGTCCCGATACCGCATGTCCGTTTCGGCCGCGCCCTGATGGCGCTGTTTCTCCGACCGCTTGCAGTTGCGGCCGTTGTTCTCCCCATGCCAGGCCTCACGAGGCGTGTCGTGGCGTACGCCCTTCCAGGGACCCCGGTACCAGTGGAGGGCGTGTTCGTGGACGCGGCGGAACCTGTCGGCCGCAAGCGAAGTGCCGTACGGTTTGCGCCACACGACGTCCTGGGACATGCGCCAGCCTGCGAACTCTCCGGAGCGGTCGAGGAACATGCGCATGCTCCCGAAACACCACATGCTGTCGGTGATGGCGGCGGCGACGTCCGGCCAGCCGTCGGGCCACCGGTCCCACACCAAGGCCGTTTCCGCATACGGCGGGTCGGCCACGATGCAGTCCGCGCGGACGTCAAGGGCGGGCAGGATCTCGCGCATGTCCCCGAGGTAGAGGGTGACGGTCCCGTCGGTGAAGTAGGGCTCGGTGCTCATGTCCCGGTCCTCTCGGTCAGGGAGTCGGACTCGTCGTCTTTGGCGACGGACTCCAGGCGCTCGGCGGCCCAGATGATGCCGTCGCGGTAGCCGCAGGCGTGCCGGTCGTCGGGGTCGATCGATGGCTGTGCGGCGACGTAGGCGCGGAGGCTGGCGGCGGCCTCGCGGTTGTGGACGGGCCGGAGCCGGTTGCTCCAGTACTCCTCGGCGCAGGTCTCGCAGTGCTCCCGGAGGTGCGGCGTCCCGTTCGCGTGCCGGTGTTTCGCTTCGGCGCGGTCCATCATCGAGACGGCGATCCGGCGGCCGTTCTCGTACTCCTGAGCGCCTGTGAGCGTTTCTGCGACGCCCGTACCCCTACCCGAGTCGGCGTCGGCCGTCCTGGTGTCTCCAGCGCGCTCCTGGGCGGCCAGGATCTCGGTGTGAGCGCCGTGCTCCGGGCATTCCGGGTTCGGTTCCCACATCGAGCCGGGCTCGACCGCGCTGCCGTAGCGGGTCCATGTGGACTCGTCGGTCGGGTGGCACGTGCAGCCCGGGGTGGGTGTGTGAGGCATCCCAGAAACAGGCTCGGGGGCAACGTGGAAGTGCCAGACCGTGGTGCCTTCGCGTTCGATGCGGTCGATCGGGGTGCCGCAGAGGTCGCACTTGCCCAACAGCCACACCTTGGCCTTGATCAGGTCAGCCACGGCGGGTCTCCTCGCAGCAGATCCCGGCGTCCCGGAACTCCTTTCGCAGCTCCTCGCAGACGATGCAGACCCGCGCGGCCTCGGTGCCGATGATGTAGGCGGCGTTCGCCAGGTCGCGGCCGCACAGGGCGGTGTCGCGGTCGTGGTCGAAGCAGAACTGGTGGTCGAGTCCCGACCCTGTTGTGTGCTCGCCAGCGATCTGGATTTCGGGCAGCGTCTGCGTGGTGCTCACTGTCCGTCTCCCTCGCCCAGACCGAGAGCCCGCGCGCGGCCGTGAGGGCAGGCGGGTTCAGTGTCGAACCAGCCGTGCTCCTGGCAGTGGCCGTTGTGGTCGAACCAGCACTTGCCGGAGTCGAACATGTCGGCAACGATGCCTTCGACAGTGCTGAGCTGCTTCTGGAGCTGATCGGCGCGGCGCTTCCACTGCGCGATCCGGTCATCGGTGTGGTTGCACTGGCAAGTGCAGTCCACGAGCTCACGGTGTGCGGGGCAGCTACACATCGTCGGTCCCCTTCACGCACTCGTGCTCCCGGACCTCGTCGAGGACGCCACGCAGACTGCGCTCACCGATGCCGATGGCGGCTTCGTCGACGGCGCAGTCGTGGTAGAGGCCGTACTCGCCGCCGGTGTCGTGGTGCGGCGCCAGCAGCCAACCGTCCAGCTGCCCCTCGGCGGTGTCGAGGCGTCCCTGGAGGCTGTCAACCAGGTGCTGCTTGGCCGCCAGCCGAGCCTCGCAGTCCTCAGCAACGTCGAGCAGGTAGGTCAGATCGGCCGGGGCGTTCGCGAGCAGGTCCCGGTCGCCGTCGTCGATGTAGACGCAGCCGTAGCCGGAGTCGTCGCCGATGGTGATGCGTTCGCCGGACGCGGTCTCGATGCCGGAAACGTCTCCAGCGTCTTGCCACGGCCCGGGGGTCGCGGCGTCGAGACGCGCGCGGATCTCGGCGAGTCGGTCGGTGTCGGACGGGACAGGGTTGGTGGTCATCGGGTGGCCTCGCAGGTGTGATCGGCGATGATCCCCAGGACGGCGCCGACAGGCTGGCCGTCCATCCAGGACACCGGCTCGGACTCGCAGGTGTGGTAGAGACCGGCGTCAACCGATCCATCATTCGAGGGGCCCACGGTCCAGCCCGCGAGCGACCTAGCGATCGCCTTGGCGGCCTTGACGCAGGCGCCTTCGTACTCGATGCACTCAGGCGGCGAGTCCTCGCAGGTCGAGCCGTGGATGACGCCAGCGAGGACGTAGGTCGGATCGATCGTGTGTTCGGTGGTCATGTCAGTGCTCCTCAGAGGTGGGACGGGACAGGGCGAGTGGCGAGCCCGGCAGCGGCGTCGCGCGGACCTCGGCGGCACGCGAGTACAACCGGGCCCGGAGTCGGCCGTCGGTCGGTGTGGCGGCGTTGAACTCCCGGGCGGCGGCGTCCTCGATCGCCTCGGCGCGGACGAGGTTGAGCACGAACACGGCGTTCGCCTCGCCGAGCAGGCGCGTTAGGACGGCCTCGATGCCGTCATCGAGGAGGTCCCGGCCGAGCTGCTGCTCGATCGGCTCCTGGACGGCGGCCACGACAGCGCGGGCCTCGTCGTTGCAGTTGATGCAGGGGAAACCGTCGACCCCGTTCAGGCCGTGGCGGTGGGAGTAGAGGGCCTTGGATGCGGCCTGCTCGGCGGGGGTGAGCGGCGGGGTGGACATCACGCCACCCCACCCTCTGCGCCGAGCGCTGATCGGACCGCAGCGACAAGGGAGCGGACCGTGCGGTCAAAGCTCTCGGTGTCGGCGGTGGTGATGACGCCTTCGGCAGCGATCTCGTCGCGCAGCACCCGTGCAGCCGCCGCCTCGACTCCCGACAGAGTCGGCGCCTGGTCGGCCTTGATGGCGTCCTGGATTATGCGGATGGCCCTGAGGCACGTCTCGCGGGCGATTGTCTCGTCGCCACGGTTGTGCTCAATGTGCTCGTAGATCGTCTCCGCTGAGGAGTCGAAGGGCAGGTTGGTGTTCCAGTCCTCCTCGACGGCGAAACCGATGCCGATCGTGCCGAACTTCGGGAAGGCGACGATGGCCTGGCCGTCGGCGACGCGGACGCGGTAAGCCCAGTAGTCCTCAGAGATCGGCGGGGTCATCATCACCGGCCCGGCGGTCGGCGTCAGGTTCTCCTGGTCGCGACGTTCGATCTGGAGTCGCGGTTCGGTGGTGGTCATGTCGTGGCCTTTCGGTTGCGGTTGATCTGGGACAGGACTTCGTTTCCGGCGGCGCCGAGCTTCAGGGAGCGGTCGCGGCGGGCCTGGCCGGCGCGGTACCCCACGGCAACCTCCCGGGCCTTGCGGAGGTTCTCGGGGATCTCAGGTGCGTCCTCGCGAGTGAGGCGGTACGGGTTCGCGGCAGCGATCGCCGCCTCGCATCGGGCCTTGCCGCGCGCGGCGGCCTCCAGGCGGGCCTCTCGCGGCGCCGGCGGGGCGGAGAGGATCTCGGCCCGCGGCGGCGGGTTGACCGCGGCGAGGATCGTCTGGAGCTCCTCGCGGATCGCGGACGGGTAAATCCAGCGCTCAGTCCGCGCGACACGGGCGATGGCCTCCCGGCACTGCTCGAAGGTCGCCTCCATGTCGCCGAGCACGTCGTGCCAGGCGACCGGTGTGTACTCGTCGAACCGCTGCGCCGGGTTGAGCTGGGTCGTGTACGCGATGAGGTCCACGATGGTCGTCTTTTTCACCGGGACACCTCCTTCGCGTCCTCGGCCTCAGCCCAGGCCCGTTGCCGGGCGAGCATCGCGTGCTTCTCGTCGAAGCCGCCGCTGCGGATTGCTACGACGTTGGAGGGTCGCTCGTTCAACATCCAGTTCCGCCAGGCCGCGGGCCAGTCACGCTGGCGGCGGTCGTTGGCCGCGGCGTGATTGCGGAACTTCAGGGTTGCCCGCTCGATGTCGACGCCCGGCGTGTTCTCTGCGGCCCAGGCGCGCATGTCGCCGGTGACGGTGAAGTCGTCGGGGAGCGGCACCTCCGGCTTCTTGCGGGACGCCTTCTTCTTCGGGGGAGCGGGCTCGTCGAAGAGAGCGCCGGACGCGTCAGCGTCCTCTCTCTCCCTCTTCCCTGTTCCCTCCTCCCTTCTCCCTTCTCCAGCACCTTCCTGCGTGCGGCTTGCACTTTCTTGCATGCAGACGGTTGAATCGAGCGATTCGATGACCTGACCTGCGGAAACTGGCGGGTACTGGGGAGTTCCCCGCCGGAACGCCGCGGACTGGTGCGGTTCCCAGTTGACGACCTGGAAGTAGGTCTCATCGCCGACTCGGGAGAGGATGATGTGGTCGGTTGCGGCCAGCATGTTGATGTGTGCAGAAACGTGCAAGTGCGTGATGTTGTCGTCGAGGGCCCAGATCGCGCCCTTGATGAGACGCGGGTCGGCGACCCCGCGGCCGTGGTCATCGGCCTCGGTCCACATGCCCGCGAAGGTCAGCCGCGCGAGCGGGTCGTTCTTGGCGAGCGACCGGGACCGGAAGAAGCCGGGCTTCAGCGTGCGAATGCGTGCCACTAACGCCTCCTCGGTGATGATCAGTTCGAGCACGCCCCGCGGATGCTCCCGACGGGAGACGGGCGCCCCGGGGCGGATGGTCAGCGCCAGGAGGAACTGGTCCTTGTCGTCGGGGAGGACGCCGGCGTCCACGAGTCCGTCGACGGCGGCCTTGATGGTCGGGTAGCGGTTCTGCGCGTCGGTGTCGGTGCGACGGTCTGCGCGGCGCACGACCGCGGTGATCGACGCCCGCTGCAACCCAGGGACCTTCGCGGCCCGGGCGGTCCAGGCGGCGGCCTCGCGCCACTCCCGGGTGGGCCCCGAGCGCTGCGCCCAGTGCCCATGCCGGTCGTTGGCGTTCAGCCACCGGGCCGGGGCCGTCACGGTCACGGTGTAGACCTGTCCCGCAGCAGAGCCCCTCATGAGGCGGCCCTCCGGTCCCGCTGCGCCTGCATGTGCGCCTCGTGGCATCCCTCAGGCCCCCGGCAGCGGCAGCCGAAACCGTTGTAGCCCGTGTTCGTGCCGTGCGGGGCCCGCGGGTGGAACCAGTGCCCATCGACGAGGACGCGTTCGGCCAGGCGCTTCGCCCTCGCCTTCGCGTTGGCGGCCTTGGTGCGCTCGCGGAGCTTCGCCTGGGATCGTGCGATCCAGATCGCGTGCCCGATGACCGCCCGCTCGACCACTTGGTGTGTGTGGCGGGCCTGCTTGTACTTGCGGACTGCCTCGGTGGTGTCGGTGCCCGACATGTGGACGAGGGCGGCGATCTGCTCGACGCCGAGGCCCATGTCCGTCAGGGCCGCGATCGCCGCGGGCTTCTCCCAGGAGGGCACTCGCATACCGGTGTCGCCCTGGAGGGTCCGCAGCAGCGGCGCCAGGTCGACGGAGCCGTACATGGTGCGGGGGGTCATGTCGCGCATGGAGCCACCGCCGTCCGGCCGCCGTCGGCGTCGAGGAGGACCCAGCCCAGGGCGGTCTGGACGGGCACCTCGGCCGGGTCGTCCCACGAGTGCACGGACCAGCCGCGCTCATAGGACTCAGCGGGGTTGGCGTGGATGTAGCCGTGGCACCCGGTGGTGCCGGACCCGCAGACGTCCAAGCCGTTCGCGGCCGACCAGCCGCCGGCCTGCGACCGGTTCTTCCTGTGCTGGAAGTTCGTGGCGCGGGCGGCCCCGCAGACCTCGCAGATGCCGCCGGAGCGCTCACGGACGAGGCGGCGAGCCAGCTTCTCCTTCTTCTTCACTGCGCCACCGCCGTCCGGTGCTGGTGGGTGACGTGGAGGGTCCCGATCGAGTGCGCGTCGGGCAGGTTCCGGCAGTGAAACCGGTCCTTCGGGCACTCGGAGCAGGACACGAGCCAATGCCGGTCGTCGCGGCCACAGGCGGTGCACAGCGCCACGGAGGCGCGCACAGTGCTACGCATCGGTGCCCCCGGCCAGCTCCAGCAGCGGCGAGCCCTTGAGGAGGTCGCGCATGAGCGCCCGCGCCTCTGCGGTCGGCCGGGTCGTCACGGACGGGTCGGCTGTCTCGACCTCGATCCCGGGGATGACCTCGCCGGTGGTCGCGTCGACGGCGGCGCCGTGCTCGATCGCGAGCTTCTTGAGGGTCTCGATGTAGGCGGGGGCGACGACCTCCCGGATCTGGTCGGGGCGGTTGGCCTTGACCCACGCCAGGAGCGCGGACTCGTTGACCTTCGCCGTCGTGCGGCCCTTCGCCCGCGAGACGGCGGCGAGCTTCTCGCCGTCGTCGCCCTCCACGTCGAGGGTCCGGACCCCGAGGGCCTTCATCTCCTCCAGCAACTCGGCCTTCGCGGCCCGCTCGATGTTCTTGATCTCGTCGCCGACGAGCTTCGCCGCCACAACGCGCCTCGCGATGTCCTTCACGCTGACTCCTCCACGGGCTCGCGGGTGTAGTCCCCGGCGTCGGGGACGAGGGTGGCGACCACGGTCGGGTGCAGGGACCCGTCGTTGTAGAGCGAGAGGCCGAACTGGTCGCCGAGGTTCACGGCCGTGCGCTTGAGCGCCTGGGACATGGCGGTCTTCAGGGCCATGTCGTGCGCGTCCCCGACGGACGGCTGGTTGGTAGCGTCGCCGGCGGCGCCGTCGTCGAAGTGCGCGATCGGGTAGCCGTATTGGTCCTTGAGGATCAGGCGGCCGGTGACGCGGTAGACGACGGTGTGCGCGAGGTAGGTGCCGTCGCCGTTGCGGCGCTTCTTCTCCTCGGAGTGGTGGTAGACCAGTTCGGTCTCGGCGACCTCGAAGTCCCAGCCGCAGATGCCGAAGATCTTGTTCAGCACCCGGCGGATGTCCCACGCTTCGAGGTGAGCCATCCCCTTGAGTTCCTTCACCCGGTCGGGGTTGATCCGGCCGAGGAGCGCGGCGCGCTGCTTGTCGGTGAGCTGTCCAAGCGGCCCCACTAGAACGGCACCTCCACGCCGCGCGGGGTGAACCCGTCGGCCTCGTACTCGGACCAGTCGGCGACGTGCCCGGCGAGGTCGAGCTCGTCCAGGAGGGTCCCGGCGGCGATGTCGTCGACCAGGACGTCCGCGAGCGCTACGGCGGAGTTCTCCAGGTGCTCGGGGACGTTCGGGAGGACGACGTGCTCCACGAGGAGGGCGCGGAGGGCGGCCTCGGCGCGGTCGGCGCGGCGGCGGGCGCACTCGAACGCGAACTGCGCGGAGTCCTCAGCGGCGGCCGACTTCATGGCGCGCAGCTCGGCGGCGGCCAGGGCCCGGCGCAGGCCGGTGACCTCGTCCTCGGCCGTGGTGTGCCAGGCCGGAGTGTGGTGGTCGATCATGGTCATGGCTACTCCCAAGGGGTCTGGTAGTCGGGCGAGTGAGGGTCGTCTTCGGGGTTGAGGCGCTCGGACTCCGGCTGGGTCGGCTCCTCGGCGTCGAGGTGGACCGCGGGGGCGTCCGCCCAGGCGATCGGCTCGGACTGGCGGACGTCGACCGTGCAGCCCATCGCGGCCAGGCGGCGGGCCCGGTCGACGGCGCTGGAGCGGGAGAGGTAGCGACGCTCCTTCGGCCAGCGCGGCACCCAGTACTCGCCGGGCGAGCCGTCGAACGCGGGCGTGCCGCTCTCCTCCCACTCGCCGTCGTCCATGCGGGCACCCTCGGGGTAGGTGACGGCCAGCTCGTAGATGCGGATGGTCCTCATGCGGTCACCGCCTTCCGCGACAGCGAGCCGGTGGACTCGATGCGCTTGACCGCGCGGTCCCAGGCGTAGCCCTCGCCGGCGGGGGTCAGCCGCGGCGAGACCTCTTTCGAGGTCCGCCCGGAGGCGTGCGTGACCGTGGTGGTCTTCCGGCGCGCTAGGTCGCGGTCGACGGCGTCGGCGGTCGGGTGGTTGTGGCGGATCGTGTCGCCGCGGATGATGAGGCCGAGCTCGCCGAGGAAGTCCCAGACCTCCTGGTGCAGGACCTTCACGCCGTGGTGCTGCTTCGCCCAGGCCTTGAGCTCGTTCGCGAAGTCGGGGACGGACAGAAGGCCGTCTGCGGCGCGGTGGTGCTTGGCCTGCTCGACCATCGGCGCGGCGGCCTCCAGCGCACGGGCCTGGCGGGCGGCCAACTCCAGGGCGTCCGCGAAGGACGTTGGGAGCTGGTGGGCCTGGGAAACCTCGGCCTCGCGGGTCTTGACCGCGAAGTAGGTCTGCGCTGCGGCAATCTGCGGCTTGCGCGGGTCGCCGTTCATGGCGACGAGGTAGGCCGCGAAGCGCGTCAGGCGGTAGTCGCGTTTCCGCTGGTCACCAAGGTTACCGGCGCCGCTAAGCTGGCTGACCTGCACAAACGCTTTGTCCGTGTTGTGCCCGGCGGCGTCGGACGATGCCTTCGCGCGCTCGATGACGTCCTCGAACCGCTGCCAGCTGTCGTAACCCATCACGGGCATCAGCTCGCGGCCAGTCCAGTGCTCGCCGGCGTCGTCGGTGCGGGCGATCTGGTCGAAGGGGCTCAAGCCCCCGATCATCTCGGGCAGCATCTAGGCCTCCTCGTTGTACGGGGCTTGGAGCATGTCGGCGATCAGTTCGGCCAGGCGGCCCGCTTCGCGGCTGTGCTCGGCGAAGGCGCGGAATTCCGCGATCGTCTGGAGCTCGTACTCCAGGTCTTCGGGCTCGACGGGGCGATCCTCGGGGCGCTCGACGACATCGGCCGCCGCGGCGTCGACGAGGACCCGGAGGTACTCGACGGGGGTGTAGTCGTCGCACAGGCCCTCGGTGTCGATGACGGGCGCGGCCATCACGGCCTGGGCCATGCGGGAGGCGGCGGTCAGCTGGCGCCCCCAGTGGAGGCACTTGAGCAGGTCCAAGGCGCGGAGATCGTTGCGGTCGGTCATGGCTACTCGTTCTCCTCGTCCTCGTCGTGGGCGGTGGTGACGTCCAGGTAGGAGTCGTCGGCCTCGGCGAGCGGGCGGTCCCACTGCGCGTCCTCGGCGGTGTAGGTGGTGTCGGTCATGTCGTTGTGCTCCTTGAGGTGTGCCGGGCGCGGCCTGGGGACCGCGCCCGGAGAGTGGTGGCTAGTGGGTGTCGCCGCGGTGAAACAGGCGGATGAAGTCGGGGTCCTCGGAGGCGAGGCCGCGCTCGATATCGCGGATGACGCCCTCCTCGGTGTCCCCGAGCGGGATGCCGGGGAAGTCGGCGATGAACATCGGCAAGAGGTCCTTGATGGCCTCGTCGAAGTACTCGTCGATGACGTCGTAGGCGGCGGTCGGCGTCTCGACCGGGCGGCGCCGGACGAGCAGCGCGAGCGCCATGACAACCGCGCCGAAGACGGCACCGCCACCGACCCACAGGATCAAGTCGGGGTTCATCGACGGCCTCCGATCCGGGCGCGGGCAGCCTCGTCGCCGTCGCCAGCCTGGAAACTGGTGCGGACAAGACCACGGCGGTCGTGCGGGAGGTCGGGGCCGTGGAGGATCGCCGCCTGGCGCAGCGCGAGCGTGATCCACGGGCGCAGGAGCCGCCATTCGGCGATAGCGCCGAGGACGAAGCCAACGACGACCGCACCCGCGAGGACAGCGAGGACGTGCACGGGGTTCATCGCGCACCCCCGACCGTGATCGGCGTGGTGTCGGCGTAGTCGGAGTGCACCCAGTACTGGGCGCCCGGCGACCGGCGGGAGCGGCGCGGCCACACCACGATCCAGTCCAGGAGCGCGACGGCGGCGATCCCGATGGCGATCCCGGCCATGAGGACCACGGCAGCGAAGGCGAGGGCGACAGCGAGCGAGGCGGTCAC